CATGTAGGCCGTCATCGAGAGCACGGCGGCGCCGATCGCGACGGCTTGTGCGACCAGGAAATAAACCAGCGTCGCGTTCTCTTTGATCCAGCCTTTAAGCTCGGTCATGGTGGCGCTGCTGCCGCATACGCAATCGAGCGCGACGTCCAGATCGACGAGAGCGCGAACTCGATGTCGCCATCGGACACGTTCGATCCGAGCGCGGCGGGATTGCTCTCGATCGTCGCGGCAATGGTTGGGTTCGACGAGATGACATGCGCGGACACGACCTGCGGCTTCTCCTCGCCGCGGATCGCCATGCCGGCATAGGCGACGCGTGCATCATGGTCGGCCGTCGCGGCGTCCTCGCTGGCGACCGCCTGCGCTACCTTGAACATGATCATCATAACGCGACCGCTGAAGGTCGCATCGGACGCGGTCGCGATCAGATCGAGTGCTGACATTTCATGCTGCTCCCAGGATTTCTGCGGCGGTCTTTCCGGTGCTCACGCTGTCGAGCGTTGGAACGACCTTTGGCGGCAGCGGATCAGGCTCGTTGCCGGCGTCGATCCAGTCCTGCACCTGACGCTGCAATTCGCTCTGCTCCGTCATGCGGATGCCGGACCACTCGACGCCGTCGATGGTGGCTTTGACGATGGTGTTTCCAGCATCGACCCATTGTGCGCTTTTGATCATCACAGCCTCGCATTTAGCGCGCACACCACGCCGGTCGCACTGCAGTCGCCGGCCGCGGCAGCTACGACGTTGAAATATCCAGAATTTGACGCAGTGATCGCTACGTTTGGATATCCTGAAGTCACGTTTGAAATGGTTCCGCCGGACAAGGCTACTGCTGGGCCGAGCCGCATCGACGGAAAATAAATCGGCGTCACGAGGACTGTACCTGAACCAGCAGAGTAGAACCTGCCGCTCGCAGTTATCTTGTTCCAGTAACGCTGGCACGCGGCCACCTCCTGATCATAGGTCGGAAGCAGAAGCGGCACCTTTTCCTTAGGCGGCGTTACGGGGCCGGGAACGATGATCACCCCGGTGAAAAGGATGCTGTTGCTCGACGTTCCCGCAAAATTCATCGTGCCGGTTGTTCCGGATTTGTTGCCCGCCTGCCAACCCGCCGTGCCCTGAAATGTCGAACCCGCGCCAAAACAAAGTAAGAACCACATCCCGATCCCGGTATCTGTCGCCCAAGTTCCGGTAGTATCGCCGGGTATCGTCACCGAGAACCATTGCCAAGTGGCCGCCGCCGTGATCTGCACGTCGACCAGATACGATCTGGTTTGCCCGCCGTTTTGAATTCCAACGGTAACAACGCCGCTGCCGAGCGTGCTGCAATAGGCCCAAAATCCGATGCTGATAGGCTGAGCACTGGCGGTTCCCCACCCGAGCCGCGCTAAGCGCACACCCTCGATGCTTTGGCAAACAAGCTGTTGATCGCCTGCTGCGAGTGTCGATTTTAGTGTATTGCTCGTTATCGCAAGCTGCCACGGAAAACCCGGCAAAGTCGAGGCGTTTGCTTGCTGGAAACCATTCAGGACAAGACCACTGCCATTCGCAAGAACCTGAAACATATCTAATATATAAAAGCGACTTGGAGCAGTTACTGCCAGACCCGTTCCGCCGAGTTCCTGGCTGATCGACATCGCACCGTTTACCGACAGGATCGGCGCGATCGATGTGTCGCTCGGATGCACGTGATCCTGTCGGGCGAACAGCGTTGAGGTGCCGACCGCGGCCGTACCATCCATGAGCGGGGGCACCGTCGCAGGCGAGCCGGCACCGGGAGCACCCTGCGGCCCTTGTGGACCTACCAGTGAAGTGCCGGCGGGCCATGCGCCGCTGGCCTTTGGGCCGAAGATGAAAGTCGTCGTCGTGTTGATATAGAAATTGCCGTCGATGCCCTGGCCTGCGGTCGGATCGGCGGCCCCGTAGAGCACCGTATTGCCGGGATTGCCCTGCGGCCCCGTCGATCCGGTCGCGCCCGCATTTCCCTGCGGTCCCTGCGCCCCGGTCGCGCCCGTATTCCCTTGCGGCCCCTGCAGCCCTTGTATCCCCTGCGGCCCTTGCGGGCCGATCAGCGATGCGCCTGCGGGCCAAGCGCCGGCCGCTTTCGGGCCGAACATGAAATGGCTGGTCGTGTTGATGTAGAAGTTGCCGTTGACGCCCGTTGCGGCGACCGGATCGGCCGCGCCATACAGCACCGTATTGCCGTCCGCGCCGGTCGGCCCCGGCACCGTGGATGCCGCGCCCTGCGGTCCTTGCGGCCCTGCTGGTCCCGCCGGCCCTGGACCACCGGGCGCGCCCGTTGCGCCTGTCGGCCCCTGCGCGCCGGGCGATCCCTGCGCTCCGGTCGCTCCTGCCGGCCCCTGTGGCCCTGGAATGGTTGAGGCGGCTCCCTGCGGGCCTTGCGGGCCGGTCGGCCCCTGCGGCCCCGGTGTCGTCGAGGCCGCTCCCTGCGGCCCCTGCGGCCCCTGCGGCCCTTGAACTCCCTGCGGGCCTGTTGGTCCTGGCGGACCGCCTGCTGGCCCCGGCGGCCCAGGCGGCCCAGGCGGCCCAGGCGCCCCGCCTGCTGGTCCCGGCGGCCCAGGCGGCCCCTGATCGCCGACCGCTATGGTCTCGACATCGTCCGGCGCCGGCACAACGATCGTATCGGGGTCGCCCGCGGCGACGATGAGCGCAGAATAATCAGTGGCTACTTCAACAAGGCTCATCGGGTCGGGCCTGGATTGTTGGTAAGTGTGCCGCTCCAAATTCGCGTCTTGAGGCCGCCAAGCGTCATGATGTTCGACTGGTCGTAGCTTCCCGTTGCGAGCTGTTCGAGCACAGACTGCTTGATCGTCAGCGAGAAAAAGCCGTTGGTCGGATCGGTCAGCACAAATTCTCCGGTGTCGGTCGCGAGCCGCAGCACTGCAGTTTCGTCCGCCGCGTGCCGGCGCAGCATCATTTCCAGCGACGCGCCGGTTATGTTGATCGGAGTGAGAGACGCCGCCATGACATACTGAAACATCCTGGCGAAATCGGCGTCGTTCTCGACGGTGATGTTGACGATGGCCGACACGTGCAGACCTCTTTACGGAAAGACATTCGAGATCGCGGCGAACGCCGCATCGATTTCGGCCTTCGTGGTGATGGTGCCGCCGTTGATGCCGTTCAACGTGGTGCTCTCGCAGGTAAAGCAAGCCTGCACGAAGGTCGCAATCTCCTGCAGGACATGCGCGAGCTGCGTCTCGTTGAGCTGGGTGAAGGTGCCGTCAGCCAGCTTCCAGTCGGTGATGTGGCCGGGATTGGCCACCGCATAATCATGCGCGCTGCCGACCGTGTTGCGCGCCACTGGATCGGTAAAGTACGGCTGGCCCGCGATCGTCACGCCACCGCTGGCATGGTTGTAGCGCACATAGGCCGCGTAGGCGGCCAGATCGACGAACAGGCTGTAGGGCGTCAGCACCTCTTGCAGCGCGGCGTTTGTCTGGTTTCCCGCGCCGTCGCTCGGCCACACCGTCGCGACATTTCTCTGGGTCCACGCCACATAATCAGGGTCATTCGTGTCGGAAACAATCTGCTTGGCGCTTCCGTACACCCGCCCATCGTCGGCGAGCCAGAAATGGTCGAACGGATAGGTCATGAGTATTGTCCTCCGGTGTTTGTCACTCCGGCAATGGTGCCCGGCAGGTAAGTAATGCCGGCACCGGCCGTGTTGATAACCCCATTCAACTGAGCGAGATATCGCGTGCCGGTTATGTTTGCCTTGCCGCTCATCGTCGAATAAACCAATTGCGCCGCGCCGGAGGCGTCCGCCTCGGCAAAGTAAGTGATCGCCTGCGCCGCCGGAATGATCAGCGTCGGCTTTGGAATGCCGCCGGTGTATACCCACGATCCGTTTTGGGCCACGACATGCCGCATCCCGTTTCCGCAGATGCGGACGCTGCCGGAAATACTTATCGAACCTTGCGAGGCGTACATATGCGCGTCGGAGCAATTGCCGAACTCGTTAACATTCCAAATAATGACAGTGGAGCCGGGTGTTGCCCACACGCCGGCTCCTGGCTCGTCGCCCATATTGGTGTCGCTTTCGTAGCGAAAGCCTTGGAGCGCATATGGGCCGCTGCTGGTCTGAATTGCCGAGCCCTGGTTCGCGTGAATGACGCAATTGGCGGGCACCGAGGTGTTGCCGATCAGGTAGATTGTTCCGGTCCCGTTGATCGCCGGCAACACGGTCCTGCCATACACGCCATCGGCCACATTTATGGTGACGCTGAAGCCATTGAGATTGTAGAACGACGCCTGATTGGCCGCTCTCTGGATGGTCTTGAAAGCCGACGTCGGCGTCAGGCCGTTGTTACTGTCATTGCCTGTTGCGGTGTTGACGTAATAGGTCTTTGGCGCGTTCAGCTTCGTCGAGTTGAAAATTCCGAAGATCGCCTTTAGCAACTGCGTCAGGTCGGTGTTGGCCGGCGGCTGACAAAGCGCATTCGCAAAATCAGAAAAGCCGTTGTCGGCGGCGTACTTGATCACCGCGACGATCTCGCGCTGATCGAATTCGATGCCCTCGGCCGGCGGGATCGAGCCCTCAATCCCCACTGCCGTGTTGCCATTCACGTAGGCCGCATTCGTATCGGTTACCCCGAAAGGTTGGTTGTAGCGAATTTTAGCCTCCTATTTGACCGGAGCGCCGCTTGATCCAGCCAATCTTGGCTCCATCGCTGCGACGTTGCTTCACCAATGGATCAACGGAAATCTGCCCCAACTTTGCTCTGAACTCAGAATCCGCCCATCGCTTTTTTGCCGCATCACTTTTCGCTTTTGACTTATGGCGCGCCGCATCGGAAAACGTCTTCCTGTATTCAGGACGCGACCAGACGAGTTTCATTCGCTTAGATTGTTCGGCGATCAGTTTCGGATCGCTCCAAGTCTGTCGATTTGTTTCGATTATTTTCGCTCGTTGCTCTGCCGATAGGCGATGGCCTCTGCTGGCCCCCTCTCCACCGCTCCAATAATTCCAAAGCTGGCCTTGCGGCGCGGTAGCAATTTCCGCAATTTCGCGCTGATAAGCTTCCTGATCAGTCAATTGATCAGCGATAACGACTTCTTGAATCTCAGCACCGCTGAGCCATGCTTTAGTCAATCGATTGTAAAAATGAGATGCACGAACAGTTTCCCCGACAGCACGCCGACGCGCAATGCTTCTGACGAGTCGCATGTGAGCACGCACACGCGTCGTCGATCCCTTACCGACATATCGAACGATGCCGTCCACCACGATGTTGTAAACGTATGCGCGTTTCATCATGGTGCGCCTTCCATCGGATCGCCGGGATGGCTTAGGCTCGTGTAGTCGAAAATGATGTGCGTGTGCGCCGGCTTCCAACGGTTTAGGAGGCATTCTAGATCGGTCGCGCGCCCGATGCGCAGATGCGGGTCGACGCCGACTTGGCCCTTGGTGACGCGGAACCATGTGAACGCTGGCTGATGAACGTGAACGGTCCAGCAGTAGCGGTTCTCTGGCGCCCCGATGCCGTAGTTTGGCCATTCCGACAGCTCGCCGCCGGCGACGTTCTGCCCCTGCGGATTTTTGATCGGCTGGCCCCATTCGTTATACATTGGGTTTGAGCCGTCGCCATAGACACGATTATCCCCGCATCGATCGATGCCGCAGACGAAAACCCGATATTCCGTGATGGTTATCGTGTAGCCGATCATTGCCGCGATTTCGATGAAGAATTCGCGGCTCTGCGCGCCCTCCATCGTCATCCGCATGACGAGGGCGACCTGGCGCTGGCCTATGGTCTGCGGTTCGGCGTAGCAAGGGTCTGGCAGCCCCCAGTTGCGCTCCCA